GGTGCCGATGCGTCGGCTGCCGCAGCCTACATCAACAACACCGACAACGTGTTTGTCGTGGAGGACATGAAAGGCAACTTCCGCGTTCTCGGCAACGACAAGTGGAGCACAAAGGCCACTGTCGCCCAGGATCTCGGTCAGGGTACCACCGGCACGACCTCGACAACTATCTCCGTCGAGGCTACCGACGAAGTGCCCGCGCCCTTCTATGTCGGTACGCTCGAAACCGAGGACGGCGACATCGACTGCTCAGGCAAAGCCGCGTAATTCCGTACATTATGGACGATATAAGAAGCGTCAGGAAAGGAGCAATAGCCCTGGACGAGGTGTTGAACGACATCGAAGTGCCTTCGCTTGACGTTCCCGACCTCGACGCTTCTTTTTGCTCTGCGGCTCCGGCCAAAGACCTTTTCGCCGAGAAGAAGCGGGCGGCATGGAAAGAGGCTCAACAGGTGGAGGCCCGTTGCGACTTCGCGCCTAACAAGGTGCGGATTTCATACCGCAATCCGCAGTTCGGCATCATATCGCTCTGGAAGAAGTCGCTCTATGGCCGGACACTTACCGACATCAAGAACGACCCCGATATGGTAGAGAAATTTGCCGAGGGCATGAATACCCTTATCCGGCAAATTCTTGGTCATTCGCTTGCCTCCGGCGACTGGGCTATCGTTACATCGCCCAAACGTCGCCACAAGGTCAGAAATTTTGCCTCGCTCATTTCGGCCCGGCTCGCTGAACTTCTCGGCATACCCTTCTATGAAGACGTTGCCGAGTGCCACTCTAAGCATCGTGTCGGGGCGGTCTTTACCTTTGGCGCACAACCGCCCTCCGAGCGAAACATCATCGTCTTTGACGATTTTGTTACCTCCGGCGCAACTATGATTTCGATGCGCGAGCTGCTTATGCCACTCGGCAAAAACCTCGTGTTTTTCACAGGAATAAACAATAAATTGTAATCAATCGTATATAATCAACTTCCCTCTATTATTGTGGAGTTCAATAATGCGGCCATTTTCTTTTCTATACCAAATCTCCGTGGCTTCGTTGGAATTTAATGCCAACTGAAATACAATGATGTCAGAAGCCACACCAATATTAAGAATTAAAGGGTAATCGCAATAAGTATGTGTATTGAAAATCCCATACGATACCGATATATATTTTCTCAATTCCTTTAATCGTTTTTCCCGCTCCTTCTTTTTTCGATACTTCCCCACATATAAGAAAGAATCTATTTTTTTTGAAATACTATTTGTCATATACAAGGCACCGTCAGGTATCTTTATGTCAACCATCTGTTTGGTATATTCTTGCATTGCATACGGTATGCTCATTAGAAGTCCAAAAGAGGTGCTGTTATTTGTCGTATCTCCCAACTCTTTATAAGTTAACACTTCTACGGCTTTGGGATAAACTATATAACGTGGTCGAGGGCTTTGTAAGGCTATTTCGGCATAAGTAAAGAGATTTCTTTCGTATATAAGACTATCAAGCGGACTGCTTATAGTTATATTGGAGCTTATACTATCCGAGTACGCTTGCCAATCCTCGAAAAATTCAGGCAAATTCTTCTTGGTCAGCTTAGGGTATTTGTCAACAAAGGACTGACCGCTACAAATAAGTGCAGTTAGGAACAGTACGAATATTGTGCTTATATATTTGTGCATGGTATTGGTCATTATCTGCAAAGTTACACATTTTCCGTCTTTTATCGGCTATGATTGGGTAAGTAATTTTGTGGAAACCAAACAGCTTACGCTCTTATGGACCACAAATTCACTGAAAAGATAAAGCAATGGCTTGAAAAGTCGGAAGACGAGCGCGACTACTCCGTTGGCGCTCTTTACCTTTTGAAGCTGTCCGGCAATCAGATTATGTACCGTAACATAATCGCACAGATTGACCGTCGCCACGATGTCGTGGACTATCAGCTTCAGAAGTATTACAACTTCCGCGTTCAGGCTCTCACTCACGCGCAGGTCGAGGAAATGGCCGCGCAGGTGGAAACCATCGTGGCCGAACATATTCCGCTGGCGGCTAACGCCGACCAAAATCCGGCAAAGGGCCGACGTGTCGACCACGATTCACTCCCCGACGAAATCAAGGCGAAGTACGTTGAAAATCTTTCGCTTCTCCAACGTATGCGCGAACTGCATCTGCGCCTTCGCTCGCTCTCCCTTGACAACTCGCCCTGCCCGGACTCCGAGCGTTTTCCGTTCCTCAAAGAACTTATATCGCTCGACAAGAAACTCCACTCCAACTGGGAGGAATACGACCACTACGTTGCCCCAAGCCCCGATGCCGTTCCCTCGCGATCGGCGAACGCCAAACGCTCCGCCGCAGGTGCAACTAAGAAATCCACCAAGAAGTCCGCCAAATGAAAAGGAGTGCCAACATTGACCAAATCCTTCGCCCGTTGAAAGAGACGCCTTTTCAGGCTTACCTTTCAAATGCCGTGCAGGTTGCCGACATTCTCGAATGGATTTTGGGACAAGTCGGCGTCGCAGAGGTATGGCAGACTTCTTTCTCCATTTCGGAGGAATTTCTTCGGCGCTTATTCTTTATCACTAAGGATAAGCGCGTGAGCCGGATTAACCTTGTGCTCGACCACAAGGCTACCAACAAGACGCTAAAACTCTGGGCGTTCATCACCCAGGTTATAGAGCGCACCTATCTTGCTGACAACCACAGCAAGATTTTGTTGGTGAAATCCGAAGCCGGAGATACTGTTTCGGTCATAACCTCACAGAACTTGACCCGTGGCAACCGCCACGAGTCGGCGTTTATCTCCACTTCGCCGGAGATTTTTGCAAATCTCCACGCACAAGTCAACGACCTTATCACAAATCATTCTGTACCGCTCCATGACTTATTCCGAGACCGAATTACAGCAGATTGAGAAGTATGCCTCAATCTACCTCAAAATATCCGACATCGCCGTGATACTCGATATTCCGGCTGATGTGCTGCGCTCCGACATTGCAGACCGAGGCACCGCCGTAAGCAAGGCTTACCGCCGTGGCAAAGCCGCCTCTAAGGTCAAGCTACATTCTCAGGAAATGATGCTTGCACAGGTCGGCTCGCCGCTCGCAATCGAGAACGCACACCGCAATCTGCTCGACATGGAGGACGACGAGTAATGAGTTATCCCAACGCCATAGAAGTTTGCCGCGCCGAACTCTTTACAAAAGAGGTGGAGTTGCGCGAGCGTTATCCCGGTCAGATGGTCGAGAAAGTCTTGCGTGTGCGCGAAATGTATAACTGGTTTATCGCCAATCCCGACGGCACCGACCGCGAGTTTGTCGCCGAGGTGTGCCAACGCCACAACATACATCGCACAACGGCGTATTCCGACCTTGCTGTGGTAAAGTCGCTGCTACCGATGCTCGGCTCCGCCTCGCGCGACTTCCACCGTTGGCGCACCAATGAAATGCTTATCGCCACTTACAAAATGGCGGAGAAGCGTAAGGACAGTAAGACTATGGAACGCGCCGCAACCGCCTACGGCAAGCTGAACCGCGTTGACCTCGAAGACGAGCAGGCTATACCGCTCGACCAAATTCTCGTTCAGCCGTTCACGGCTACCGATGACCCGCGAGTGCTGGGTATCGAGCCTATTCCCAACATCGCCGACAAAATCGCTGCCATGATTGCGAAGTACCGAGCCGAAACCATCGACATTGAAGATGTCGAGTTTGAGGAAGTAGACCTCGAATTTGACTCGCTTTTCCCTGACCCACAGCAACAAGATACAGATTCAGACAATGGCAATGCATAAAAAAGGCCCTCGGCAGGATCTATTTGGGGTCGACCGAGGGCTAAAAGAATTCTTTTCTGGAGCTTTGGCTCATGGCACTCGCTCCCACTGCAAAATTACATAATAATTTTGATATAATGGCCGAGAAGAAAGTTTACTTTAACAAGCCCCAACGCCTCACGCAGCTTATCGGCGCGAACACTACGGTTATCGTCGCGGGGCGACGCACTGGCAAAACGGACAGCATCGCTGCTCCGTTTGTCCTTCGCAATATGCAGCGTATGCCAGGCTCCACAGGCGGAATCGTGGTACCGACTTTCAAGCACGGATTGACTAACACCATTCCGGGGCTGCTCGCCGCATGGAAACGCTGGGGCTTCATCGAGGGCATACACTATGTGGTTGGGAGGAAACCGCCGAAGTCCTTCCGGCAACCAATCATCGACCCGAAAGATTATGAACACGTCATATCTTTCTACAACGGGTCTGTCGCCGTGATTATATCGCAAGACCGCCCAGGCAGCTCGAACTCGCTAACGCTCTCGTGGCTGCTGGTCGATGAAGCAAAGTTTATCGACTACGCCAAACTTAAGGACGAAACGCTTCCGGCCAACGGCGGCATCAAGTCGCACTTCGGCAAGCACTCCTTCAATCACTCAATTATGATATTGAGCGATATGCCGCAGACCCAAAAGGGCAGTTGGTTCCTCCACTACCGCGACAAGATGGACGTGGAGCTGATAAAGACCATTGAGGCGACGGTCTACGAGATATGGCGCATCAAGGAGCGAATACGCACCCTCAACGCCAAAGGCGCGACGGTGCCTCCGTATCTCAAAGGCTACCTCCGTCGCCTTGACCGCGACCTCAATAAGATGCGCTCCGTCGCGGTCTACTACCGCGAGTATTCCTCGATTGAGAACTTGCAGCTTCTCGGCGAGAACTACATCAAGCAGATGAAGCGCGACCTTACTCCTTTGACCTTCCAAACCTCTATCCTTTGTCAGAGGATCGGAATTGCAAAGGACGGTTTTTATTCCTCGATGCGTGAGGGCCACAAGTACGACGCCAACGATAATCAGTACCTCGACACCCTCGGCTATGATTACGACTTCTCGACGCTCGATGCACGAGCCGACAAGGACGTTGACCCCGATGCGCCCATCTGCATAGGCATGGATTACAACGCCAACATCAACTGGATTGTCGCCGGTCAGCCCCGCGACCGCCGCCTCAATGTAATCAAGAGTTTTTACGTCAAGTTCGACCGCAAGATTCCGGCACTCGTCGAGGACTTCTGCCGCTACTACGCCGCGCACCGAAACAAGACCGTGGTCTATTATTACGATGCAACGGCTCTCGGCTCCAACTATGCCGTCAACGACCAGGACTTCCACTATAACGTGGTAAAGGAGTTCGAGCGGCACGGCTGGCGCATCGAGTCCGTGTACCTCGGAAACCCGATGCACCACGACGAGAAGTATCTTCTCATCAACAATGCCTTTGCCGGAAAGCAAAGGCTCATGCCGTTCATCAACCGCTCAAACAACGAAGACCTAATCCTTGCCATTCAGTCAGCCGGTGTTTCCAACGGGCGCAATGGCTTCCGCAAGGATAAGTCGGGCGAAAAGCTCGCCGAGTCCGAAGAAGACCTGCTCGAACACCGCACCGACGGCACCGACGCTTTCGATACCCTATACATCGGCGCGGAGAAATTTCCGTTCCACGACTCCTTCTCGCTGTCAACGAGCGGCGTTATTTGA